GCTGACCTTCTTTACCTTCTCCAAAGTGATATGGTTCGATGTAGGATAATACCATCCCCACATGCCCATGTCATATTGGGAGTCTAGTCCTACCGTTGCTAATGTTGCATCAGAAGCCTCATCATACAGTAACTTGTAGAAAGCCATCTCTTGTCTCATGCTTGTAGCCTTCGCTGGACTATTACTCCACTTACCTGTTTTCAACTCAAAGGGAATATAGATACCTTCAGGAAACTTCTCATTCTGCTCAAAGTATACCCTGTCTATTATTCCCTGTAGATGCACGACATAGTTGTTCTGCAACTCTACATGGTCGTAGTCTCTTTTACGAACCATATAATCAGCATCAATCATTATCTCATTAGCAACAGGAAGGAAGTTATCTACTGTTCCGGCTTCCTTGTGCTTCAATAATAACTCAGCATCCCAACATGCCATAGCATAATACATATCCGTGTGGTCATCTATAGGATAGAGACTGTAGTTGTAGTCGATAATATCCTCCTTGGAGATATCACCAGATACCTTCTCCAAGTCATACGCCTTGAACATATCTTCCCTAGCATTGTGAATGTCAGTTCCTTTTGCCATTGCAGGGGATATTTTCTGAGGTATCTTCTGTCTGTAGTTAAAGTCGTATTTTGTAGGACACCAATTGAACTGCCCCTGTGAAGACTTGCTTATCTTGAGGATAGGGTCGGGGCCATCATCGGTATATCCCTCCGGTTCCCAATTGTATGTGAATTCACGCATACTCCCATCACTCCAATTCAAAACTTGCCTTCTTTCAGAGCATCAATTCCGAACCACTCGTTCTTCTTTTCCTTATCGTTGTAAGTCTTGAATACATCCCAAGACTTACCTACCGCATCAGAGTTGGTCTTGCAATCTCTGAGAGTTGCACGATAGATGTCATCTTTACCGACACCAATCTTCTCACACCAAATGGTTTGAAGCATTCGCTGTGGGGTGTTCTTGTGCCAATCTGCTTCCCATCTAGACGGTCCTTCGCTTAGGTTAGGTCCGTCATAGATAGGCTTCAGGTGAGTAATGATGAACCTGTGGGCGTTCAATCCCATGAATCCATCTTGTATCCTTTTGTAGATATCATTCCTCACCTTCCACTGAAAGGGTTGTATCTTAAGATTGATAGTATCACGAATAATACCCTGCCTAGTTTGATTCATGTTCACCAATGCTTCACGCATTACATCACCTGACCCATCATAGACCTTATCCATACCATCAATCACAACGGCCTTTACCTTGCCCTTGGCTATCTCTTCCTCGGTTTCATCAAGCCATGCTAGACAGTTCTGGAAGGTAGAATCCCAATCCATCGTCTTATCCGCATGTCTCTCATTAGGAACGTAGATATCTATACCTTCATCTCTGTCCCAGTTAGCATCCCAAGTTGCCAACGCACCATCATCAAGGTCTAGAATCCTTACAGTCCAACCATCCTTGATTTCTTGCTCCGTTCTGCAATCCATAGCAGAACCTGACTTACCCGTTTTAGGGTGACCCAAGATACTACATAGAAGGAACTCATTGTCCCTCTTTAGTCTCTCAGCACGTTGCGCTCTAATTGCAGCCCTTCTTTCCTCGTAAGACATCTTTTCCTTGTCATCTTTCTTCTTAGTATTCCATGTTGCCATAATCGTCATCACCATTCTTATATTCTACAAGGGAATTACCAGTTACCCTTAGAACCTCATTCAATTCCTTGAAGTTGACTCTCAGTCTAATCTCCTTACCTGATAGGGTATGGAGTTTGACCCAAAACTCACCTGTTTCCACATTCTTCTTCCAAGTAACAAAATCCACGTTAGACACAGGGATAGAATAACTACCCCCATGAATAACGGAACTATCTGCTTCGGTTGAAATTGTGAACGTTTTGTAGTAACCCTTGCCACTCATGTTCAGTCTTCCTCCGCAAAGTCAACGTCACCAAGAATCCAGTCATCCTCTTCCTCGACACCAACAATTGGCTCAGGGACATTACCGTTTCTTTCTGTGACTAAGATACCAGTGACATTGAGAGATACTGGTCGTAGTTCCCCTGTCTCTGAATCTGTGCCTTGCGAAGTCCTACCAACAAGCACGATAGACGAACCGATACCGAAGTCAATACCGAACCTCTCAGGGGTCCAGCATGTAACTGTGGTTGGTTGGTCTTCATCGTAGTTGAATTCACCAGCACCGAACATGGTAAGGTCATCCAACAGTATAACTCTGTTACCTGTTGTCTCGGACACGTTCATCAAGATGTTACTAACAGTTCCATCAGTAAACACGAACTTGTCTCCCCAGTCCTTCTCATCCATGTTGTTGTGAGCAGTCTCCAAATCCACTAGTGGACTGTAGTTGTCTTCTGAGTATTCCATCAGAAGGTCTTGCATGCTCTCACCAATGCTCTCTCCAACCTCTTCACTATACTCTAGCGAATCTAGTGTTCTAGATGTCGCGCCGTGTATCTTGGCTGGGTTGTTTGAGTTGAGTGTGCAACTAAAGGTCAACCACTCAAATGCTCGTGGTGTAAAGTCCTTAGATGCTGGCTTTCGGTAGGAGAAGAAATACTTCCCCATGTTACCATCGACCTCACCTATGAAGACACCTTGCCACTGCCAACCTTCCTTGGGTAGCGGCTTGCCGAACTTTGCCTTATTCCAGTCATAGTCAGCAGTATCTAGAGGTATGACGTAGGTTCCCTCACTCACCTCAACGTGGTTAGCGGGAAGAGAAGGTAGAACCTTCGTTACTTCCTCACCACGGTAGGTTTGCTTAATCTCATACGAATCTCCATCTGCCACTGCAATTGCAACGATACCATCATTATAGGCATCAGAAGAGTCACGCTCGTAAGCAGCGACAGCCTTCTTCCTGTTGCTTTCTTGCAGGTCAAACGGTGTCTCTGAAGTTACGAAGAAACCCCTAGCAGTCTTGTAGAAGGAGTTACTGCCACCAGTCTCTCCTTCACCACCACTAGCGTTGGTCGCTTCGTTTCTTTTCTTCATAGCCATTGCATTAGCGTAATACTGTCTCCACAGGTTTACAGCCAAAGGTTCGTTTGAAGTAGGGTCCACACCCGTTTTTTCCATGATGCTGTCAAACTTAGTAACAGCGTCATCAGCAGACATCCCTAGACGTTCTGCTGCATTCACAATTTCGTTCATCACATTTTCACTCTTTTCCATTTTTCTTCCTCCTTTCGTTGAAGATTTCCAACACTGCTTCTGCACTTATGACAATCCCTGCCAATATCCAGAAGGTGTCGGAATCTACATGTAAATAACCCATCATATTCAATATGGGTAAAAATATCAGGAGTAATCCTCCCAATAATATAATCTCATACCTAAGCATGAGATGTTTAAAGTCGGCAGCGTCTACTCTGCCATCTTCATTAAAGTCTAATATTTTCTTCGCCATTTTTATCACCATTCATAATTACCATCTCCGGTTCCTGTCCATACTTTTGTATATCCATCTTATCACCACAAATATTGCTAATGCTGTTAGTCCATCCATCAAACCATCTGTCCTATCATCCAAGAGGCTAGAACTTTAGGAGTCATGTTAGCACTCCGCCATTCAGCCTCTCCGATAACACGAAGCATCTTGAATTTTTGATTGTTGTCCATCTCGGATTTTAGCACTACGTCATGTAAATTGACGCAAATACCTTTCATTCCAATGGAGTTGTAAATCAATTGATGCACCTTCGATAGAGATTCTTGATGTTTATTCATATTAATTAGTTCAATAATTTCGGTGTAGGGTTTTAGGGATTTGTCTATCTGATGCGTTAGTGTTGATTCGCTGTAGACAGACGCTTGTAACTCCCCTATTCCTCTTCTCAAGTCTCCATGTAAGTGACTAATAAATGTTGTTAAATCATCCGCAGTATACCGATTATTGTGTCCTTCTTGGTCAAGAATATCAGTCAATACTGTCATCATCACATCATCAGTTATACGCTTGAACCCGTAGTTGGCACACCGAGATTGGATGGGATAGATAATCCTGAACTTCTCATTTGCAGTCATGAGAAATCTACAGTTATCTGCATACCTCTCCATGATTCTCTTCAATGCATTCTGCGAATCCTTGGTCATACCATCCATCTCATCCAACAGGATAATCTTGAATGGAGCATCACCAATAACCTGAGTAGAAGCAATCTCCTTGATTTGGTTTCTAACAGTGTCAAGTCGCCTATCATCAGACGCATTAATCTCAAAGAAGTTGCCTTCCTTGAACTCACCTAGAATCTCATCTGCTAATGCAACTGCTGCCGCAGTCTTACCAACACCAGCAACACCATACAACAAGACATTCATCATGTCTTCGGGGTTTTCCACCCACTTCTCAGCATCCATGACAAACCCAGTTTGCCCTACAATCTTACTCAATCTATCTGGTCTATATTTCTCTGTCCATAGCATTATACCACCACCGTAAACCAAGCAGGTTTCTTACTCTTCCACTTGGCAATGTGTTTTTTCTCTCGCATGTAGTATTGACGATATGCAATTACAGCATTGTCATTCCTACAATAATCAGGCATTGCCTGTGCAAAGGGTGTAAGCCCAATGTCAGGTAATGCATCAACTACTTGTATCCAAATAGGATTGTAGTCATTCATGGTTAGTTCACATTTGTGTGTCTTACCATATCTAGCAGTATACTCTTCACAAAGAGAACCTGCATGTTCCCACAACCACAGAAAGTTCTGTCTTGATTCTCTTGCCCATATAGTGCAAGGATGATTCAACATTACTGGTCTGTAAGGACTATCGAAGCCCAAGTGATTAGCAATAGTTGACATCATCTGCAAACTTTCTAATGGCATTTTTACAGCATGTTTATCCAATACATACGTTGCTGCTGTGTTTGGTTCTCTGTCTAATACGAATATATTCATTTACTCTTCCTCCTGTATTAGTTTCTCCAAGTAAACTGCCAAGTCCATTGCTTCGTCTTGTGCATGTTGGAGCCATTGCTTCCTAGTAAGGTCGCTTCTCTCCATAGTGGTGTTATACTTGTTCTTACCTAGTGCTGCCCTAGTTGCTATCTTTTTCATTACTGAATCTTCTATTTTGCTCATTCTATTCTTCACCCGCCTTACGAGTAACCCAACCAAGTTCCTTGGCCTTTCTCCATATCCTTTCTACCTTCTCATAGTCACTAGTGTGTTCACTGTATAACATGAAGGAGATTCTTGGATTGTGTGTTATTCTACATACATCAATTGACAAGTAGTGTTCTGATTTCTTGGTCTTATACTCCTTATCTTTCCACAGAGTAAATTTGTTAAAGCCATACATCATTGATGTGTTGTCTCTAGGGGCAAACATATACACCAAATTAAGACATTCATCTAAAGAAAATCTATGTATCGTTATTGTTGCAGCATCATTTTGTTTCATCTCTATGTTCATTCTTATTCTCTCCAATATATTTCCATGTATTATTTCCTAGCAATACAAAACTATCACTCTTCTTCAGAAGACCATGCATCTTTACTAGCGTAGTCCCTGTTTGTTTGTGCAATCTACCTGTCTTGGTTCTATAGGTATTGCACCAGTCCACCATTTGTTTCGTAGTGAACTCTTCCTCTTTCAACTGCTTACCGAATTCTTCCATTGCTACAAATCGGTAATGGTTTGTTGGCATTAGACCCACCTTCTCAAATCATTGTTGGGAAGAACTCGGTCTAATTTCTTTCTGCGTTTCTTTGTTCCTAACCCTAACGCCTTGGTTTCCACTCCATCTAATCTTGAACGCATGAAGTCCTTGAAGTCAGCATTCTTCATTAAATCCTTGAGTAAGTAACTATGTCTTGGGTCCATTCCTAGTTTTCTAGCAACCTTTGGTAGTTTAGAATAACTGCCCCTTTTTGGCATGTGAACTCTACCAAACTTCCTACCATCATGAGAAAAAGCCAACATTTCATAGAAATAATCTGTTGACCATCTTCTTTTCACAACAAAATCGGTGAATGTTAGTCTGTTAGGATGCATGTTTGGACTCAACCAAGATATGAATTGCACATCGGGGGGCTTGTTCTCTTTCAACAAAATAGCCATTTTATCCCTGTCAGCATCCTTCATGTATTCCATAACTAGAGAATAAATGTCTCTTTTGTAGTCATCAGGAACTTCTGCATGTGGTGCTTTCTCATGTAAATCGTCTAATGTTACCTTTGCCCGCTTTAGTTTACACATACCATACAGTTTCTTAGGAACATCCTTCTGATTATCAGATGTTAATACGACCTGACCACTGTATGTTACTAGTGTGTTATAGATAGCATCAGTCTTCGGTTTGTAATGTGCTTCCTGATT